ATGGTTCAAATCACTATTCAGGTGGAAGCATGAAAACAAGCGATAGAGGGATCAGTCTGATTAAAGAGTTTGAAGGATGCCGTCTAACAGCATACCTGGATAGTGTTGGTGTCTGGACGATAGGCTATGGCTGGACATATCCAGTCGATGGAAAATCCATTAGACGAGGCATGACAATTAACCAGGCTACTGCTGAACGGTTGCTAAAGACCGGATTAGTGGGTTATGAGAACGACATTCTTAAGCTGGTCAGAGTGAGGCTCAATCAAAACCAGTTCGATGCGCTTGTGTCATTCGCCTACAACCTTGGCGCTCGTGCACTATCCACATCAACGCTACTGAGAAAACTGAATACTGGCGACTACCGTGCTGCTGCAGATGAGTTTCTGCGCTGGGATAAGGCGGGCGGTCAGACTCTCACTGGACTGACCCGCCGCCGCAAGGCTGAGCGCGAGCTGTTTCTGTCATAGAGGTGATAAATGAAATGGTACTGCAAAGCTCTTATTGCGTTATTCGTCATTAGCCTGACAGGCAGTCTTATCTGGTCGGCTAATCACTATCACAGCCGGTACAAAGACGAACAGAAAAGAGCCGATGACGCCGAGCAATCAGCGAAACTAAAACAGGCCACCATTGATGATATGCAGGTGCGACAGCGAGACGTTGCTGCGCTTGATGCCAGGTACACGAAGGAATTAGCCGATGCTCAAAATGAGAATGGTGCTCTGCGCCGCAAGCTTGATAATGGTGGCCGGGTGCTCGTCAAAGGAAAATGTCCAGTGCTTGCCGCAGCCAAAGCCACCGCAGCCCCCGGCATGGATGATGGCGGAACCATCGAACTCTCTGCAATTGCTGGACGAAACGTTTTCGATATTCGAGCCGGAATCTCCAAAGATCAACTCTCCCTGAGAGGCTTGCAGGACTACATCAGGCAGCAGTGTATGAGGTAATTCACTCAAATATTAGCGGTGCTGGAATCAAGATACCGTCAAAAATATCTTCTGGCGTGAACATCTTTGATGTGAAGACAGTTGATTATTTACTGACTGGCAAGTCGAACGAGCCCGAACAGATTAAGGTTTGAGTTGATGAGGTAAAACAAGTTACCCGCTATGCAGGCATCTTTGAACGAAAATTAGATGATTATGCCATTTTTACAGGAGGCTGATATGGGCGTTAAAAATAGAGGAGTCAATAATGTGGAAGCTAACTTAAATGCTTTCGCTGGAAATATGATTAACCGTAAAGCGCCAAGGGCAATGCACTCTGCGTTATTAGCCGGAGAGGCCCAAGCGGCTGTTTATGCACCAATCAGTACATCAAACTTTATCAACTCGTATCGTGAGGTGTTTTCTCATGATGGTAAAACTACGGGATATGTTGGCTACTCTGCTGATGATGCTCATGACCCGGCCACTCAACAGATATTCAGCAAGCCGTCAGCAAAGGAGGAATTTTTGACCAAAGAGATTGAGAAAGTCCATGAACAGATTATCGCTGCTATCAAACAGGGGTTATCTGTATGACGCCGCCAATGTACAAGCGGGTTCATGATGTGTTTGTGGAGGCGAAACTGACTGACGGGCAGAACATACAGTTTCTCGCCTGGATTGATGACGCTACCGATACCAGTCTGGCTAAAAGCTATATCGTTTTCATACCCGCTGGCGGCTCACCCATTGATAATGCAATATCCGGTGACTATTACGTGATAGTTGATGTCGTTTCTGCCAAAGGCGTGAGCGAGTACCAGAAAGCCGATGATGTTGTAAACAGCATCATTGATTTTGTGAAACACCATCCAATTCATCCCTGTCTTGGGCAAATAACCAATCTTGGCGGTATTCCTACCCCGACACTGACACCAGAGGGGCGGTTAGTCTACCGTCTTATGTTCGCCTGTTTGTATGGCGACTAACTAAAACATTCATTCATCCGGCTGCCATGTGCAGCCTTTTTTATTTGAGGTAAACCATGCAAAATTGTACATCAACATTCGACCGACTTGTTGGTCGCGCCAAAACCCTGGAACTGGCTTATGGCTGCCCGGACACCCTTCCTTCTGAGTCAGAGTGGAAATTACTCGGGCTTCCTACTTCAGCATCATGGGATTTAAGCCCGGAATCACTGACTTCCGGTGCTGATGATGGCGGTTTCACATCAACCATGATTGCCAGTCTTGATCCCACTTACTCTGTTGAAGGTGAAGTCCGGGTAAATGATCGTACTGATGAGTTCGGTATTCAGCAATTCCTGAAATATTACGTTGATGAGATCCGTGCTCGTCGCCAGCCAACGGTCTGGATGCGTTTCCATTGGGGCAATTACTACCATATCGGTTACATGGTGGCATCAGGGCTAAGTGATGGCGGCGGTGTCAAAGAGATTGTCACTTATAGTCTGGAATTAAAACTCAACGAGGGGACTTCGTTTCAGATTACATCTGACGGAGAGCAGGTTGCGGTTACTGGTGTCACCGTCACTCCCGCAACCACAAGCGGCGCAGTAGGCTCTACCGTTCAATTAACCGCAAATGTTTCTCCGGCTGGTGCCTCAAATAAATCCGGGACATGGAAAAGTTCGGATACCGCCAAGGCCACCGTTGACGCTAACGGATTAGTCACCCGCAAAGCTGCAGGTTCGGCAAGTGTCACCTTTACCACCAGCGATGGTGCAAAAGTTGGAACATCTGCAATCACCGTAGCGTAATTAATACAGAGGGTTCAATCGAACCCTCGATATTGATTATGGAGGCCCTATGGCAATGACCGAGATTGGCGAGGTGATGATTAGCACCCGCAACAATGATTACTTATTCCGCCCATCATTTGCCGCTATGACGCGTATCGGTGACCCGGGGGAGATTGTTCAGACATTTTACGATATTCACGATACCTCTAATGAACGGTTGATTGTAGCGGAAGTGGCCAGAATGTCGTCAATAGGGTCAATGTCTTTGGCTGCCTATCGCCAGCAGTCAGGCAAAGAGGGAAATCCAGCCTGGTTGCTGGAACATCTATCGAGTAACGCGGCTAAGCGCAAGGCGTTCATGGCATCCGTGGCGGTCATTCAGGCCTGTTGTGAGATTGATTGCTCAGAGCTCACCGGGGAGATGATACCGAGCCGTCGGCGCTCGGATGGCCTTGTATGGCGCTCTGGCATAATGCCATTTACCCAGATACTGATAGTCGCTGCCAGTCTTATAACCCACGGTGTTATCGGCAAAGCGAAAGTGCGCCAACTGCAGCGTAATGAATCAGGCGGCATGGTCAGCGAGTTTAAAGCCATTGAATATATCAACTCAGCCCGCGTTCACTTTGGTATGCCATACGCGGAAGCTGAGCGCCTGACGATGACGGAGTTCATCTTGCTACTTAACGCCAAGTATCCGGAACAGAAAGGATACACGCGGGAAGAATACGACCAAACGGCAGATGATTACTTTGCCCGGAGAGAACGCAGGAGAGAAATAAAGCCGAATAACCCAGCCTCGGTCTAGTCTGAGACGATTGGCTTTATTTTCTTAAAACCCAGGCGAGAGTCAAATTCAAAATAACCATATAAGCCAAGTGAGCTTTTAAAAAGCGCAGAACAAAATATAAACCCCGTGCGTGGGTTTTTTTTATGCCCGGAGAAAATAAATGTCAAAAGATTTAGGCAGTATCCATATTGAAATAGAGCTTGAGACAAAGCGCTTGCTTGATGGAGTCCGAAAATCGCAACGGGGTTTGGGTAAGCTATCTGGCGTGATGGAGAATATTTCGTCCTCGACGCGTGATGCTGAATCATCAATGTTCTCATTCTCAAAAGCAGCTCAAGTCGTTGCGAGTTCTCTGAATGCTGGCGCAATAATTACGGCTATCGATGGCTGGGGGCAGATGGCCTCCAGAATCAAAACCTCACTCAAATCCGTTGAGGGAGATACCGGTCGTTATGCTGAGATCCAGGAGCGTTTCCTTGAGATTAGTAACCGTAATGGTAAAGCCATTGAGACGACTCAGAGTCTTTATGTTGGTTCAGCGGCGTCACTGAAAGAAATGGGTTATAACACGGCCCAAACGATGGACTATATCGAGTCACTGTCATCCATTTTGACCGCCAATGCGACCAGTGCACAACAAACAGAATCAGCAATGGCGGCTCTGAACAGTGCAATGGTAACGGGAACACTAAGCGGGAATGATTGGGATAGCGTGCTCAATGGCATCCCGTCCTCTGTCGGCGATGTCGCTCAAGAGCTATCACGCTTACGCGGTGGTTTTCAGGTTACTGAGAGCGAAGTCAGGCAGATGGCAGCCAATGGCGGCATTGATATGAAGCTCTTTGTCGACGCCATGATTAATGCCAAAGATGCTAATAATATTCTCGCTGA